AATCAAAGATGATCCAACACTCTTGAGCAAGATCGAATCCGGAAATGGTTCCGGACGCACCGTTACCTCCCAGTCTATGGCCCACCATGTGGCGCAGACGATGATTTTTGGCGATATCATTGGAATGCTCAGGGCTATACCGTTGACGAGCCGCCACTACGAAGGGGTGTCCTATCAGTCCCAGGATTGGCATGATATTGCCTATGACCACATGTGCATGGAAGGTTCAGAGGTTACTTTCCTGGACGCGGATACCAAGAAGATGGATCTTTCCTTCAATAGTCAGGAGCTGGAGGCAACGACCGAGGTCTTGGCCAGGCTGGCCGAGGCATTGGGCGCTTCCCCCGAGCACGTCTCGTACATACGGAAGTGTGGGATGGAATTGGCTGTCCCCTTTCTCAACTTGTACGGAGAGGTTCTCTGGATGGCTCTGAACACAAGCGGTAACAAGCTGACCATCACCCAGAACAACATCGCAGGAGTTCAACTACGCATTCGCGAGGCCTACGTGGCATTGAAGTTGATCCTGAGACGCCTCCTGGACCCACGCACTCTAACGTCCACTATACTACAGGATGTCAGGGACGAGATGAACGAATTGACGGAGGAAGAGTGTTCAGATCTTCTAGCTGACTTCAATTGTAACGTGAAGTTGGGCTCAATTGGTGACGACAGTCTCATGTCCTGTGTTTTGAGGGGGTTCAACATGTCTTTCGTCACTCTTTGGTTTATGTGCAAGGGAGTCACTATCACAAGTTCAGAAAAGGGCTCAGCTGTGGAAGATGGTCTCGAGTTATTTCAGCTGTCGTGTTGCCAACGTGGGTTCGTGTGGTCGGACGATTTTAACAGGATCGTCGGGCCCTTGTCTCTCAAGTCTCTATCCCGCTCCTTACATTGCATGCTTCCCTCCAAAGAAAGCCCCTCCGTTGTAGAACGTAATATTGTCCGGACGGTGCTCGAAGAACTCGTCCTGCATGGGGAAGATGTGTTCAATGACATGAGAACGAGGTTGTTGAATGCCTGCACGGAAGCTGATCGGTTACACATACACGCCAGAGCCCTGTCTGGATCCTACGCACACTATCTCGCGGTGATGCGGAAGAGAGCCCCCACCCATCTCTCCGAAGAAGAGATAAAGG